GGTTCTTCTAAGGGTAAGTCCATCGTACAAGATTTGACTAAGCCTGTGACGCAGCCTAGAGTCAGCCCACGTAATCCAAATACGAGTACACTACCAAAGCCACCTAAGAGCAGTGGCGGTGGTAAGGCTGCAGGTGCAGCAGCCGCAGGAGCAGGTGTAGCTGCTGGCTCTACTGCCACAGGCAAGGATGCAGACAAGCCGAAGAAGAGCAAGCCCTCTAAGACGTCTGACCAAGCCCGTGATGAAGCACGGGTATCTGCACGTCAACGACGTTTAGCAGCTAAGTCGGAAGCACAGGGTGGTGGGTCTGTACTGTCTAATAAGAAGAAGAAGACAACCAGCAAGCCTACAGCCGAAGGTGCTGCGGCAAAACGTATGCCTAAAAAGACACCGGCTAAACCGACACCTCCTCCACCACGCCCTAAGAAGAATGATAAACCTGCTTCGACGACTCGACCTACTGCAGCACCTTCAGGGCGTAAAACTAAAAAGAAAATGTACACAGCTATCAATACTCGTACAGGCAAGCCAGATTATGATGCACCACGAGTTACTGCAGCACAGCGTCTGAAGCAAGAGGATCAGTACAAAAAGTTTAAAAAGGACAGTGCTAAATTTAAGGCTGATGCAACCCGTGAGTATGTATCTAGGACTGCCAAGAAAAACATGAACAAGGGCGGTGCCGCACTCAAGTCTGTACCGGCTGGCAACTCCGGCCTGAAGAAGCTGCCTACCCCTGTACGTAATCGTATGGGCTTTATGCGCAAGGGTGGGGTTGCCAAGAGGAAGTAATGGCTGCTCCACGTAATTATAAAAAAGAGTATGCAAACTACCAGTCACGCCCAGCACAGATCAAGCGGCGTACCAGTCGTAATGCTGCACGTAACAAGCTAAAGAAGTCTGGTGTGGCGGTTGCAGGTAAAGATGTAGCACACCGTAATGGCAACCCTCGTGATAATCGCCGTGCTAATCTTGCAGTAAAGCCAGCATCCAAGAACAGGTCATACGCACGTACAAGGACGGCAGGTAAGCGTAATCCCCGTGCATAGAGTTGAACAGGACATACGTAACTGGTCACATAACTTTCTTGAAGTACCTAATGAGAAGTTAAACGGACTACCGCCCTGCCCCTACGCAAAACAGGCGTGGACAGATAACAAGGTAACATTCAGCATCAACACGGGGCTGGATGGACTGGTAGACGCAGTGAAGCAGTTTGAGTCCCACGACTATGATATAGTTGTGTGGGCTAGTGAAGAATTACCGGATATGGAATACCTAGATGGTTTCTGTGACGGTATGAATGAGGCACTGTCAGTTCAGGGTGCCGATATGCATTTGATGCAATTTCATCCAGACTACAGTGCGGAAGATGCTGGGCTGGATTTTCTACTTCAAGATGGGGTCAGTGACCCTGAGTTAGAATACTGCATGGTATTCGTGCAGAGACTATCAGTGTTGGATGATGCCGCACTGAGTTTAGAAAAGAGTGGATACTACTTGAAGTTCCCTGTAGAGACATTCCACTCTCTTGTTATTGATAGACGGAGACTTAGAAATGGTAGCTAAAAAGAAAATGCGTGGCGGCGGCATGATGAAGACAGCAGCCAAAAAGAAAATGATGCGTGGCGGTGCCGTAGCAAAGAAAAAGATGATGCGTGGTGGCATGGCTGCTAAGAAGCGTGGCAAGTAATGCCCGTACTGGCGACAGGCTCAAAGTTCCGTACCGAAGTGGTGGCGTTGGGTACAACCAACAAGACTAATGTGTACACTGTGCCTACAAACTTTTCTTCGCACTTGGAGAATTTGTTTGTAAGTAATAACCACACAGGTAACGTGACTTTGAGCCTACACCTTTTTCATGCAGATGATAACACAGAATATGACTTGTTGACTGCTCACAATATTGCGGGTGGGTCATACGAGTCTATTTTTACTGTAGACAGACCTCTGTATCTACATGCCGGTGATATCATCAAATGCACGGCAGGTACGGCAAGCAAGCTAGTCGTGACCACATCGTGTGAAGAATTTTACGACCCAAATAGGTAAGGAGATAGGAGATGACCCGTGTCTCTAAAAAAGCCCCCGCTAAAAAGAAAACCGCACAAGCTAGAACGAAAGCGAAACCGACTGGAAAGGTTAGCCTTTCGAAAGGCGGTGCGCCTAAGAGCAAATCAAGAGTTAATGAAGCTGGCAACTATACTAAGCCCGGAATGAGGAAGCAGCAGTTTAACCGCATCAAGGCTGGGGGCAAAGGCGGCGCACCCGGACAGTGGTCAGCACGTAAGGCGCAGATGCTTGCGTCAGCCTATAAGAAAGCAGGAGGCGGTTACAAATGACATGGAACACGTATTTCTGCTTCTTGTCTATCTAGGCACAGGAGAGTTTCGCAACTTAGTCAGTGGCGACATGTACTTTCGTAGTATTAACGAGTGCAATTATTTTGCAGAAAAGTCAGCAAAGAGGTATGGTAATTATCAGTACAGCGCATACTTAGACCCAAAAGACAGAGTAACAGCTTATTGTGTACCTAAATACGTTAACCCCGACAACGTAAGGATATATTAAGATGGACCCCATCAGCGCAATGGCGACTGCTTCGGCAGCGTTTGGTGCAATCAAAAAAGGTTTTGCAGTAGGCCGTGACATAGAACAGATGGCAGGAGACTTATCCAGATGGATGGGTGCCATGTCTGACTTGGAACAGGCTGAGAAAGAAGCAAAGAACCCGCCTATATTTAAGAAGCTGTTTGCTGGACAATCAGTAGAGCAGGAAGCCATAGCCGCCTTCGCCAACAAAGAGAAGGCAAAGCAGCAGCGATACGAACTGCAGCAGTGGATAAGCCTCACTATGGGCAAGTCTAAGTGGGATTCGCTGGTGGCAATGGAAGGCCAGATACGTAAGCAGCGCAAGGAAACACTCTACAAGCAGCGTGAACGCAGGCAGAAGTTTGTAGAGATTGTAGCGTGGACACTTCTAGTTACTGCAGGTGCCGCAGCCCTATACGCTTTCGTTGTCTTTATGAAGGGGCAGGTTGCTCACGCTGCAGACCCAGAGTACGTGACGTGCCGATTGAAGGGCTGCACCACCGTAGATAAACAGAGGGTGTGCGTATATCACGGCGTAAACAACACGGTGGACACGCTGTTTTTTCGTATGGACGAGTGGTTCCCCCGCGAGTTTCAGTGTAAGTATGAGCCTAACGATACCAAGCCACCAAGCATCCAAGAAACATTCAAAGCAATCCGCGAGTCACAAAAGAAATAAGTCCTTGCCAAACTGGTAAAATAGGTGTATAATGCTCTACAGGGAGACCCATATGAAACGACTTGCCTACGAAGCATTGAAGCACAAGTACGAGGCCCAGCAAAAAGATGCACTCTTTGTATATGCGAATTACACGAACAATCCTGCTGCTATCGGTGAACATCCGGATTTGCTTGAAGAAATGGATAAGGCGGTCCAAGCTTGGGCGGATGCTGAGGACAAGCTGGCAGCACTTGCAGTTCTGGATAGCGAAGCTTAACGGATACTAGATATGCCAGTATTAAATGGAGGCTCCAAGTTTGTTACCCACGCAACGGCTCTGACAAACACTAATGACACCGATTGCTACGTTGTTCCGGCAAACTTCTCGTCACACATCGAACACGTCCTGATAACCAACAGCGATGCAAGCAATCGTAACTACACCCTAAAGTTTCACGAAGCTGATACATCGACCACACATACGTTGTTTTCGTCTCACGCGGTGGGTGGCAAGGGTTCTGAATCGCTTTTTACAGTAGACAAGCCCCTCTACTGTCACGCGGGTGACAAGATTATCGTAGCTGCAGGCACCGCTGACACTCTGACAGTCGTCGTTGCTGCCGAAGAATTTTACGAACCTCACAGGTAAACCATGAACTATCTCGAACTTACAAATGCTGTCCTGCGGGAGATCAACGAGGTTGAAATCACCAACGTAACTTCTACGCGGGGTGTTCAGTCATCTGTTAAGGATTTTATCAACAAAGCACAGCGGGACATTATCAATTCTGAAGTTGAGTGGCCGTTCACAGTTGTAAACCAATCGTTTACTACCGCAGCGGGTACGGCAGAATACAGCCGCGAGTCAGACGCCAAGACAGTAGATTTTGATAGTTTTACTATACAAGAGTCTGCAAGTACCCCGGAGCGTACGCTGCGGTATCTATCCTTCGAGGAGTACCTAGAGACTCGAAACGAAACAGATACCAATCCTAATGAATCTTCACGAGCCATACCGGAGTACGTATACACCACTCCCGACAACAAGATTGGCCTGTCTCCGGTTCCTGACAAGGCAACTTATACTGTCCGGTATTACTACTATAAAACAACAAGTGATATGACTGTAAACACGGACACTCCTACTGTTCCGGAACGCTTTCACGACGTAATCGTCAATCGCGCACGATACTACGCACACATGCTCCGCTCTGATGTTCAGTTTTCTCAACTCGCCCTGCGCGACTATACGGAAGGGTTGAGTCGTATGCGTGTCGAACTCATCAACCGTAAGGACTACATGAGGGCCGTCTGATGCCGGATACCTCCCTACTCAGTCCGTTTGTTGTGAAGCTAGGCGGGGGCTTGATGCTCGACAAGGATGCGTT